TGCAAAGTATTGCCGCCAGCGAAAGCGAAGCGGTAGAAGTACAAACCCAACTAACAGAAACAGAAAGCGAGGCCGCTGTGACCACAGCCCCCGAAAATCCAACCGAGGATAAGGCAGAGGAAGCGGCTACGCCAGTAGTAGAAGCAGCTCGTAAAATTATCCTTCCTTCAGCACTAAACAGCCAGAGCGTACGCACACCTATCACATCGATGGGCGCATACACCGAGCACAAGATCAAGGCAGCACTAGGTAATGACGAGTCACGTCTTTACGTAACTGCAGCGGATGATAGTTTTGCTACCAACCCGGCGTTTAACCCAACGCAGTACCTTTCAGAATTCCCAACTAACACACGTTTTGGCACACCTGCCATTGATGCGTGCTCGCAGGGCGTTCTACCTACAAGCGGCATGACAATTAACGTGCCTTCATTGGTTACATCTGCAGGCGGCGGTACAGGCGTTGCACCAAGCGTTACTGTTGAAGCCGAAGCTGGAGCCGTAGCAAATGTCGGGATGGAAACTGCCTACCTAACAGGTACAGTATCTAAGTATTCAGGTATGAATACACTGAGCGTTGAATTGCTTGAACGGTCTGACCCAAATTTTTATGCGGAATTGACCCAACAACTTCAGAACGCCTATTTAACACGACTTGATACAACTGTACTTGCTGCACTTGTTGCTGCAGGCCAGTATTCATCAGGTTGCGATGCATCATCTGATGGTGTTATTGAATTTGCTAGCGATGCTGCTCGTAAGGTTTACGAAGCAACAGGATTTTTTGCAAATAACTACATCGCCAACGGATCACAATGGCAACTTCTCATGGGGTCTACAGATAGCACAGGCCGCCCAATTTACTCAGCATCACAGCCAATGAACGCAGGCGGCGCAGTACAGCCTGGTTCAATCCGCGGTAATGTGCTTGGTTTAGATTTGTATGTGGACAAGAACTTTGCAGCCACTACAACTATTGATGACTCAGCGGTAATCCTTGCACCTGAAGCATTTACCGTATACCGCAGCGCGACTAATTACATGAGCGTAAATGTAGTTTCAAACCTACAGGTACAGGTTGCAATTTATGGCTACATGGCCACTATTGCAAAAATGCCTAACGGTATCGTCAAGTTTAACTTGAACTAATCCCCTAAGAAGTCGGTGGGTCATTAGCCCTTTGGCCCACCGACCTTAACAAGTAAAGGAGTACAAAATGGCAGCCACCTATGTAACCGTTGCAGAACTGCGCGCTAATTTAGGTATTGGCACTTTGTACACCGATGCAACGCTTGATGAGGTTTGCCAGGCGGCGCAAGATCAAATCAACTCCTTCCTTTGGTTTGACTCAGCGCCAGTTGTGGGAACAGCACTGGTATCAAATGTTGCAACTGTTATGTTGGCCAACCCCGGTATATTTACAGTTGGGGAAACAGTAACGATTGCCGGGGCTGGTTCAACATTTAACGGTGCTTACACAATTACAGGCACAATTCCATTTAGCACAGGTACAGCAAACATCTTGCCAGCGTTTAATTTGCAATTAAGTTATTGGCAAAATCCACAGGGTTACAGTTTTATCCAATATGCAAAAACCGCTGCTAACCAGAATTTTAGGCGCGTACTTCCCTATGGCACTGCCACTGGTGAGGATACAAAAACCGCTACTTATGTAAACACAGCCAGCGTGCGCGAGGCCGCCATGATTTTGGCCGTTGATATTTTTCAAGCCCGGCAGGTTAGCCAAACTGGTGGCGTAAGTGTAGATAACTTTAACCCTAGCCCCTACCGCATGGGCAATACCATGATTGGCAAAATTCGAGGTTTATTAGCGCCTTACATGTCTCCAGCATCGATGATTGGATAAACATGGCCGTAGCAATCACAGCACTGCGATCAACCATCGCCGCCGCGTTAGCAAATAACGGCGTATGGCAAACTTTTGCATATCCACCAACAACAGTTTTGGCCAATTCAGTTATTGTATCGCCTGCCGATCCTTACATAGTGCCTGCCAATGGTCGCTATAACCAGGCAGCAATACAACCTATGGCCAATTTCCGCATAACCATGACCGTGCCAGCCTTTGATAATCAGGGCAACTTGGCTGGCATCGAGGATACGATGATTGCAGTTTTTAATAAACTTGCAAACAGTGCGATCCAATTTAGCGTTACCACAATATCTGCGCCTACAGTACTAAACGCAGATAGTGGCAGCCTGCTTATGGCAGACCTTCAAATAACCGTACTAACAACATGGAGTTAAAAATGGCAGATCAACAGATAACCCCGGCAGATATTGAGGTTTTAAAAAAACTTGGTCTGCCAATCCCAAACGAAACACCAACCAAAAAGAAGGATGAGGAATAATCCGTGGCAATTTATTTAGATAATCAAGTTGGCCTGAAAATTGCCACCGTTGATTTAAGCGAGTATGTAACATCAATTACGCTAACTCAAACCTTTGACGAAGTCGAGACCACAAGCATGGGGGCGGCATCTCATCAATTTTCAAAAGGTTTGGAAGCCAGCACACTGCAGGTGGATTTCCTAAACGATTGGGCTGCATCAAAAGTACAGGCAACTTTGCAGGCTGCTTACGGCACATCCGTAACTGCTTTGATCGTGCCAGTACGCGCTGCTTCAGCAACCGTCATTAGCGCAAGCAACCCTTTGTACACCGTCTCAATTTTGATCAACAACCTAACCCCTGTTGGTACAGGCGGCCCAGAGGACTATGCACGCTCATCGATGACGTTTACTTGCACATCCGCGGTTGCATACGCGACAACAGGTTCATTTAACTAAGGGGCAAACAATGGCACGGCTAAAAATCGTAAGGGCTACTGGGGAAACTATCGTAAGTATTACCCCAGTGGTTGAGGTGGCCTTTGAAAAATACTGTGGTCAAGGCCTGTATAAGCAGTTGCGCGAGCATGAGAAAAATAGCGATCTATATTTTTTGGCTCACAACGCGCTAATGCGTACAGAGGTAATACCGCCGTTTGGGGATGATTTTTTAAACTCGCTTATCTCAGTTGAGGTAATCGAGGATGAAAACCCAAAAGGATAGATCGGGGTTCGTTTACTTACTTGGTGGCATCACTAGCCGTTGAGTTAAAAATTAGCCCCGATCAAGTCCTGGCTATGGATGAAGTTATGTTTAAAGCAGTACTGCAAGTACTAGGAGATCGAGCAAGGGAGCGTGCAAGTGCCAGTAAACATCACAGGCGTACAAGGCACGCTTAAAGACATGCGAAAATTCGACCCTGACTTAGCCAAGCAGATGAACACACAGATACGCGGCGCTATGCTACCCATCCGAGATAAAGCCCGGGCATTTGCACCTGGCAATAGCGAGATGCTTAGCGGCTGGACTACAGCCAATACATCGACCGCGGCAAGAGGCCATAGGTTTTTCCCTAAATACGATCAAAGCGAAACCCGAGACGGCATCGTTTATAGGCAGGGCGCTAACAATAAAGGCGAAATAGCAGGGGCAAAATTTAGGCGGCGTTGGCAGGTTGCTTATTTTGTTGCTAACAATTCACCAGGCGGTGCAATCTTTGAGACATCGGGGCGTGTAAATCCAAACGGCAGGCCAGCATCTCGCATAGTTTCAAGCCGTCATAAATTGGAGTCGCAGCGTAAGTACCGAGTAGCAAGCGGCACAACCAAAGATATGAACAGCCTAAACCCAAATGCAGGCCGTCAATTTTTAGCACCGCTTGGGCCGCTATACGGTAGCCGTGGCACGATCGACCCTAGATTTGGTAACACAGATCAGCGCGGCCGACTTATCTACCGTGCATGGGCTGAGGATCAAGGGCGCGCAGCACACGCAGTAAACCTGGCTATTAACATCGCAGTGGCTCAATTCAATGCCAAACACACAGCAAACGCGTATGGGATGGCCGCATAATGGCAAATCTAGTAGTTAGTGCAGTAGCCAAATGGAACGGCACAGCCCTTAAAAAAGGTGAGCGCCAACTTACCCAATTCCAAAAAACTACCAATATGTTGGCCAAGTCTTTTGCAGCGGCGTTTGCCGTGCGCAAAATTACTCAGTTTGGTAAGGCCGCCGTACAGGCATTTGCAGCCGATGAGAAGGCAGCCAAATCCTTATCCATAGCCTTACAAAATACAGGTAATGGTTTTGCTGGTATTGCTACTGAAGGCTTTATTGCCAGGATGCAAGACACTTACAATGTGCTGGATGATGAATTACGCCCGGCATTTCAAACTTTACTTAATGCCACTGGATCAGTTACAACAGCGCAAAAAGGCCTGCAACTTGCTTTAGATGTATCGCGCGGCACAACAAAAGATTTGGCCAGCGTTAGCGGCGCATTAGCAAAGGGTTATTCAGGGCAAACTACAGCGTTGAGCCGACTTGGCGCAGGTTTAGATAAAACCATATTAAAAACTGGTGATATGGAGCAGATCACAGCGGCGCTTAGCGCAAGATTTAAAGGGCAAGGCCTAGCGGCAACAAAGACTTACGCAGGCCAAATGGATGCCCTTGCTGTTTCATCTGCCAATGTAAAAGAAATTATTGGCAAAGGTATATTGGATAGCATCTCGGCGCTTGGCGATGCCGATGGCATTACTAAGGCAACAGAGGAAATGGAAAAGTTTGCCCAGAGTTCATCCGATGCTTTGCTTGGCGTATCAACATTATTTGGTAGGTTTAAAAACGAGACAAAGACCGGGGGTTTACTAGCCAAAGGTTTTAGCGCGTTTATGAATAGTGGCTACCTAGCCAGCGTAGGCCGTGAGGAACGCCTAAAAAATGCGCCATATAGCCCTACATCGATGTACTTTACAACCGAGCAGGCGGAGCGTGCCAAACTTGTTGCAACAATTAAAAAACAAAATACAACAGAAAAAGAAAAACAAAAATTAAGTGCGGCTGAATTAGCCGACAAAAAGAAGCAAGCCGAATTAGATGCGCTTAAAAAGAAGTTTGATGTAGACCGTATCAACCTAGAAACAGCCTTAGCCAACTCTAAGGATGAAGCAGAAAAAGCACGCATCCGTAGCCTGCTTACAATCATGGATGAGGATGCCAACAGCGCAGCCAAGCGCATGGCTGAGTTAGATAAGGCCAATGCAGTTAAGATGCAGGCAGAATACTTTGCAGCCGTATCCTTGAATAACTTGGCTGAGGCCGCACGCTTAGCCGCTATGGGAGTAAAGACTATTACGCTTGGTGGCGCTCCTATTCAGAATTTCCAAGCCAGCGCCATTGACCCAAATACAGGCATGGCTAACCCGGTATTGGCACAGGCGGTAGCAATCGAGGCAGACCTAGCAGCCGCGTTTGCCGATGAAGCCGCAACAATCGCTGAGACAATAGCCCAAAGCAGCGAGCGAACATTGGCCGAATACTTAAACACAATTAGCGGATTGCGTACCGCAGTGCCAGGTTCATCAATCGGTGGAGTAAATAACATAACAATTAACACACCGCTTGGTAGCGAGGATGCGCTAACGGAAACTATGCAGCGCGTAATTCAAAAGTTAAACCGCATGGGCGATAACTTATCTTATGCAGGGGCGCTTTAATGGCAGTACCTACCCTTAACGCTTTTATTAACTTTGGTACTGGCCCTGCTTTTGCGCAGGCCATGATTATTGGCCAGGGCATCATTGGCACAAACATTTTGGCAGATAACGCTGCGCTAATTGTCGATGTATCTAGCCAGGTTGATGGGGTTACTACGCGCCGCGGCCGTAATGCTGAGGCCGATCAATTCCAAACTGGTACTTGCACCATGCGGATTGTGGATCAAAACGGAGACTTTAACCCACAAAATTTATCAGGGCCTTATGCAGGGCTGCTTAATCCCATGCGTAAATTACAAATTACTGCCACACATAACGGCGTTACCTATCCTATTTTTAGCGGTTTTATTACTGGCTATCAAACTATTACACCGCAGGAGTCAAACGACAATGTTACCTACACGACTATTACAGCGGTAGATGCTTTTAGGTTGGCGCAAAATGCACAGATAACTACCGTGCCAGATACATCCGCTGGCCAATTAAGCGGTGCGCGGATTAATGATATTTTGGATGCTATATCTTGGCCTGCAAGTATGCGCGATATTGATGCCGGGCAGACAACCATGCAGGCCGATCCAGGCACAGCGCGCACGGCACTACAGGCATGCCAAACAATTTCGACCAGCGAGTACGGCGCTTTTTATGTAGATGCCACAGGCTCATTTGTATTTCAGGATCGTGCCTTAACTTCATCAAGCGTGGCCGCTACGCCTACGGTTTTCACCGATGATGGCTCACCTGGCCTGCTTTACTTTGATGCAGCCTGGGTATTAAACGATGTGCTTATTTACAACCAAGCCAACATTACACGCAGCGGTGGCAGTACTCAGGTGGCTACAAATCAGGCATCGATTGATAAATACTTTTTGCATAGTTATACCCAATCAGACCTGTTAATGCAGACCGATGCCGTGGCTTTGGATTATGCCCGGGCTTATGTCGCCAGCCGTGCCGAAACTAGCGTGAGGTGCGACTCCATCGTGCTAGACCTTTATACGCCTGATTACGATGCAGGCATAGTTGCAGCCTTAGATTTAGATTTTTTTGACCCAATCACAGTGCAGACTACTCAGCCAGGCTCAACTAGCCTAGTCAAAACCCTGCAAATCTTTGGTGTGGCTATGAGCATAAATCCGAATAGGTGGCGCGTACAATTTACTACGCTAGAACCTATTTTAGACTCGTTTGTATTGAACAGCACACAATATGGCGTTTTAGGTACTAACACGCTTTCTTACTAAGGAGATAGAAATGGCAATATCAGGCTTTCCAACCGTAACCGGGGATGTGCTGACTTCATCCACGATGAACTCGCTAGTGCAATTTGATGTAGTTACCCAAACCGCTGACTACACAGCGACAACTAACGATAACTACCAAGAGATTTTTTTAATGAATAAGGCCACGGCCATAGCGTTTAAAATTCCAACTAACGCTACTACTGCTTTCCCTATTGGCACAGTGCTAACAGTGCTTAATATTGGGGTTGGAGTTTGCACAATTTCAGCCGTTACATCTGGCACTACTACGGTGTTAAGCGCCGGGGCTACTGCCGCATCTCCAACTTTGGCACAGTACAAATCAGCCGCATGTATTAAAACAGCCACAGATACTTGGTATGTAGTTGGTGCAATAGCCTAATGATTGCCAATTTAATCACTGCATTAACACAACAAGGTAAAGCAAGTCCTACCGCGTGCGATTATTTAGTAATTGCAGGCGGCGCAGGCGGCGGTGGTGGGTCAAGCGGTTCATCGCGATCTGGTGGCGGCGGTGGTGCTGGCGGCTATTTAACATCAACTAGTTTTGCAATTTCAGGCTCATTTACCATAACAGTTGGCGCAGGCGGCGCAGGTGCGGCATTAAATGGTGGTCGAGGTACTAGTGGAAGTAATAGTGTATTTTCATCAATAACATCAACTGGTGGCGGTGCAGGTGGTGGTGGTCGCCGTATCAT